ACTGTGTTCGAGTCGAGATTATTGGCCATGAGTGGCTCCTGATCATAAGCGGAGCCCTCATCTCCTTATTATTCGTAGGTCGCGTTTTTAGGCCCACGTTTTTCAGGAGGTACACCGGCCCCCGTTAAGGTTTCTGCCGGATCAGGCGTCTCACTTGCTTTTTTAGTAAATAAAGCAGTGGCTTTAGACTTAATCTCACTCACAAAAACAGCCGCATCACCCTCAGTCATCCCATTGACCCTGTAAATGTCATCAGGATTCTGAGCAAAATGCTTGTATATCAGCATGCCCTGTTCGTCACCCACCACCCGCGTCCCAACAGCATATTTTAACCCGCCGTGACTGGCTATGGTGGCATTAAACGAATCTAACGTAGCAGCATCGATATCAAACTTAACCGCTGTATCGTTGAACTTCCTCAGTGAGTCATTAAACCTGGCCTGCTCTGCTTGCTGATCGGCAAGTTCTTTATCCTTCTTGGCTTGTGTATCAAATTCCTGCCGAGCATCAAACTTAGCCTGCTTCCTGATGCCCTCTTCTCGTGCCGCCGTGCGTTCTTCATGATCATCATCAAAAACATCGCCGGACTTTGGCACTTCGGGCCGCGTTTCCTTCGGAATCCTCGCATTGGCTTCGTCTAGCTGCTTTTGTAAATCAGCAGCCTTCTGTCGCTCTGACTGGAACTTTTCGCGCCCATCGGCTGCGATCTTGTCAACAGTCTTTTGCTGTTCCTCTGAAAACGTTACTTTCTCTTCCGGGGCAGTACCGGATTCAGGCTTATCGCCTTCGTTTAACTGCTCACTCATGGTTTACCCTCATCAGGTGGTGTCTTTCGACATCGTGAATCTGTCACGTACAGTTTGGGGGCAGGGGCAGGATTTTCACCTACGACCTCCTGGAAACGCCCAGAATTAACCGCAGCGTTCTAGGATTTATCTAGCCTCTCCATTGGAGACCCCTTCCGTTATCTATATTAACCTAATCTTAGTCAGTTTGACTACCGCTGCATTGCCTGTTCTTCGGCAATCTCTTCTACTTGTTGATCGAGCACTTGTGCTAATCCAGGTGTTAGGATGCCAGTATTAACCGCTTCAATCAGTTTATTCAGGGTATCTGCCTGCTTGTTTAATGACTCTGTCTGGGCTCTATTCACCTCGATCAAGATCTTCATATCAGCATCTTCAGCCTTAAGTTTGAGTTCGTCATCCTTCTGCCCAACTTTAGCTCCCTCGATATCCAGACGTCTGGTGTCATTCTGTGCTTCCAACACATCAGCATCCGCTTTGGTCTGCTCTGCTTGGGCAAGAACCATAGCAGCATCCGGTTGTTGTGGTTGGTTCTGTAAAGCCTGCAGCTGTTCTTTTTCCTCATCGGTCATCTGGTCTTCAGGGATAAGCCCTTGTTGGAATAACTGGGCTCTTTTGCGTTCAGCAATCAAATCCATGCCCGGCGCTGTGACGTTCTTCAGCAACACATCGCCACCTATCTGGATAACAGAAGGATCTACCTGGGCAATCTCAACCAAAGCACTGACCGTTTCTTCCTGTCGATTCTTGAACGCCGGACCTGCCGAACAGACCACATCATAAGCGCCGACAGATAGATCATTGAGCTTAACGATATCTCCTGTCTGTTCATCACGAACATTGTCATTCAAGGTCACCATGTCAAACGAATCATCCTCTTTTAAAATTCTCACCACCCGACCTTCAGCGTCATAGACTTTGGGTGCAGCTTTGAGAATAATCCTGGCGGTATGACAAATAGCGACTTCCTGCGCTGAGAAATACTTGATTGATCCGGTATCGCCCTTGTCCTGCAGCTTCTTGATCGCCACGCCTGACTGGTTATTGACCTGCTCTCCCATACTCGGTGCTACAAAGCCTGCTGAACGCTGTAGGCCATCTTGCATGGATTGGGAGACCGCGATAAGGCCAGAGTTGATCTGGGCTCCTCCTTGCTGTTGTGGAGGATTAGCAACATTGGCCGAATCATCAGGGTTATAAGGCTGTACAGGATCAGCATTGGTATTGAGTGTTGCCAGTTCGGCATCGTGGTTTTTCATTTGCTTAGGTGTCATCCAATATTTAGCCCTTGGTGCCAATGAACCTTCTTCGATCTCCCGAGACTTCGCATAGTTGAACACTCTCTGAAAGTCCATGGCCTTCTCAACCACACCCCAGTAAATGGATTTGTTCTCACTGATTTTGTAATTGCCATAGGTTGGAATCAGTGGAATGAACTCAAACACAGTTTTTTCAGCATCATTTAACCAGTCTTCTGCATCGAACTGCCGAACAAAAACGACGCCCTTATTTCGACTCCTGCGCCTGACCTCGGTAACACCGCCCTGTGCGAGTTCATCCTTGACCTTTTCGAAATCATCATTGGCTTCATAACTCTTGCCATCAGACATTAAGACAAGTTCACGTTCAACCTGCTTAATATAGTAAAACTGCCCTACCATGATAAGGTTTACATTATTGAAATAAACATTCGTCTTGTGATCTATTCGTACACCTTTAGCACTACCTTCTGGCCATTTCTTCTCGTACTCATCCGTGGTAAACCCAGTCAATTTAAAACCAAACTTACCATCTGACTTGTCTTGTTCTTCAGCGCTTGGATCAAACCACACCCGGTCAAGGAAATTACCCACCTTCTTAATGATTAAGTCCTGATCAAACGAATCTGAATCAACAAACTCTTGCACGATTTCCCAACCATCTAAACCTGAAGTCACCATCATCCGACCAGAATGATTGAACACATGGTTGGCATTGGAGATGTTCTCGATGTTACGAATTAGACCATCAAAGGTCTGGGCTATGTCTTTGGTCGCATCACCTCCGGCCGGACTGACAGATATATTAAAGTCTGCCTGCTCCATCTCACCAGCTATCTGGTCGATAATGGGATTGGTGAAGTCAAAAGTATAACGAGGTCTACCCGAGCCGGTACTGGCAAAGATATTGTCTTCCCACATACCGTTACGTTTATCAGTGAAGTGATGCGCTTCCCGGGCATTCTCCCTTAAATCAGAGTCAGCCTTCTGAGCTTCTTTCAGACGTTGGATGGTCTTATCGTGGTCCTCGAAGTCATCAAGTTCTATCGATTCGTCTTTGGTTTCGATGTCAGGCATGCTTATATTCGTTTGGGCGCTTGAATGTTACCGTGTTGCCTGTGTGCTTTGGTATTACATCCCATTGTGCGACCTTTTTTGGCTTACAATTAGATGGCACTATATACAAACACCCAGTGCGTTTCTTAGTTATCCTATAAGCAGGTATTGTATAAAGCCCAAGTAATGACTTTACCCTCTCAACAATGGTTGTCTTCTCGTCTTTCTGGATAATATCGCCAACCTCGTAACCGTCTGTATCGCCAACCCAAACCCGTGAGGCGGACAGAACGATCAACGGTTCAAATGAGCTAAGAAATTCTTCCCATTTAATCACCCGCCCCACCCCGCAAACTTAATCTTCGCCATCGGTTGAATAGACTCAGGTAACTCTTCACCCATCGTAAGACAGTCATACATCCCCGGTGAATCAAGGTCGTATCTATCCTTAAGCTGTTTCTTATCCATCAACTGTATCTTACCTGCACCATTGGGAACTGTGGGTATTCTGCAGCACTCAGTCCTTAGTTTATCAATTAATGCGATGCGTGACGAGATGGAAATGATTGTATCGGGATCGATGTACTTTTTCTTCACCACCGCGAGGTAAGTTTGATAGAACCTGTTGGCTAACTTCATTCCATATTGAGCCCGTTTGTTCTTGAACGACTGTTCATTAGTTTTAGGCTTGTCCTTATTACCAAGAGACTGCAGACCACCATAAACAACTTTAGGGTCATCAGGTGAATTAGACCCATTGTAAGGTCTGAGGTCGCATTTAATCCCTGAGAAGTTCTGGGCTATCTGGTTTCTGAGCAAGGCTCCCATGCCATCGGCATCATAAACAAACAGATCGGCGTTCGCCCTAATAGCTCTACTTGTTGCTTCATCACAAGCCTCATTACCATTTACCGCTACAAGTTCATCGATGTCAGTATAAAATATCCCAGTGCGGCAAGCATAACCATAACTATCACCACCATCAGCTGGATCATGCGTTGCAATCGTTGCACCTTTTGGATCAATCCCGAGTAATATATGCGAATCAATTGCAGCATCAAACCACTCTTTCTTAATAATGGCACGCTCTACTGACTCCATATAATGACCGTTCCAGATGTGATCGTACTCGTCCTTAGATAGGTTCTTCTCGTCATCAAGCCGTTCTAACTCCAGTTCAGGAGGAAACCAAGGATTATCAGTATAGTTTACTTCAACCACCATGATCAGGTCATCTTCGTAATAGCCTGTTCTTGCGAGGGAATCTTCAGCTCGGGACAAGTATTTCTTGGCAACGCCGTCACCCCGAGAGAATCTGTTCATCGTGATCCAGATCTCGGGCATACTTTCTTCACCGGCACCAGATCGAATCGAGGGAGTCAGTATCTTTAAGGAGTTCTCACTAGTGGTCTGCCCTTCCTCAATATGAACGTAGTCAACAGCGCCAAGTGATTGGAGACTTGAGATGTTCCGGGCCAGACCTTTGTAAAAGATCTCTCCACCGCTGCTTGACCTAATCCGACTATCGGTAACAGTAAACCCGTCAACGCCTAACCGATCTATTTCTTGTTTGAGGGTTTCGTGGACTGAGTCTGAGACAACATTCTGAAATTCACGAGTGCAACAGATTCTTTTACCTTGATCGGTGAACATGAGCATGATATCCGACACACCGACAGACTTAGCTGATCCCCTACCACCTACCGCTATCTTGATTCGCTTGGGCTTTGACAGTAACCAGGCAATCTTGTCTGTGATGTG